CTTTCATATCTCTAACAAATACTATAAATATATATAGTTCTAAATTAATATTATCTTTATTTAAATTTACAATATCATGAGATAAATTTTCTATCAAATTATTTATAAACTCTACTTTATTATTACTTTTCAATATATTTATAAATTTTTCTTTTATATGTAATACTATTAATAGATTAATAATTTCATTATTAATTTTTTTAATAATATTATCTTTTAAATTAAACTTAACTTTTATATATTCAAATATTAATTTAAATAACCTAATTTGAATATTCATTTTTTTAAACTCAATTTCAACATCTTCTACATTGCTATATAAATTATAAATTGTCGAAGATTGGACAAGTAGACCTAGGTCTAGAATATTCTCATCTTCTGTCTGATCATCTACCCGTGCTTTATATGCTTCTGATCTTATGATTGCTTCAACATATGTTATAAATAATTTATTTTGATTTATTTCACTATCTGTATATGTATAACCTTCCTTCAATAATATTTCTAAAATATCAAATTGCTCAGCAGGTGTCTTATCATTACTAATAGCATTCATTTGTCGCATAATATCTAATAAGGGGGATGGTGGTCCTGATGTTGTTGGTGGTCCTAATTTTGCCGGTGATCTTGATTGTCCGAATATTGATGATAATAATGATATATTACTAACTGTTTGAGGTATTTGTGAAATTGTATTAACTTGATTTACTGGTAACACATTAACTTTTTTAGGTGCAGAACCTATTGTTCGGCTAGAAACAGGTGCATATAATCTGTTTGTATCTATTTGTCGATATGTAGTTGATGTATTATTTACCAAATTAAGATATTCATCACACTGATAATCCATATATATATATACTTATAATATTTATATTATGGGAATAATTTAATAAAAAAATTTATCCAATCAACTTATCGGATATATGTGGTTGAAGGTATAGCGTTATCTCTTTTATAACGTATATCCTCATATTTTAAGCAATTCGATTGATTAACCTTACAAGGTTGTTCTTGTCCACGATATAACCATTTTGCAAGAGCCATAGTATCAGGTGGAATAGAGGGTGTGGGGATTGTATAAAATTGTCTTTGTGAATTATATTTTTCATACATATCTTCTATATCTCTATACAAATCTTCATTAAATGATTCAGTTATTTTATTAGAAATTTCTTCATCATCAACATTAGATGGATTTGGCGGGTCTTCAGTATTAAACTCATTGGCGGTTGGATTCATAAAAGGGTTATCGGATGTTGGTTTTCTTAAAATAGATTTAGTGTATTGTTTAATCAAATATGGATTTTTTGTTTTTTTATTTGAATTTTTTGAGCCAACAAATTCATCTATTTGTAATTTTCCATCTGAATCATAATATCCTGATTCAAATCTTACTCTTTTTATTGCTTTATTTGATTTGGGATTTGTTGGGTCGGTAGTTCTATCTTCAAAATTTTCTATTTCAATACCTTTTTTATCAGACACAAACACATAATACAAGAATATACAAAATATTATTATCATCATAGGAATCTGTATCCAGTATTTTGATTTTTTTGCCACAACACATAATATTATCAGATATATCATAAATCTAGTAATCGCATTCAATTGCTCAACACGATTCATCTGATTGGTTGGAAAAAAACTTAAATAATTATCATTTCTATATAATACGGATGGATTAGTTATCCAGAATATATATCTATCAGTCATATATATTGTTTGATTATATTTTTTTTATCTGATTATAATATTTTTAAATTTTTTCTTCCTCTTTTTTTCTCAACATTATATCATTTAAAAAATCTCTGTTAAATTTCTCTACTCTATCTCTTAATAATACAATTTTATCCAACATTTTCTTTTTTTCAACCAATGGATCCAGTTGAACAAATTCTTTCTTATCTGATTTGAGTTCTGGTGAACTTTGATTTTTGTCTGATTTAATTTCTTGCGAACTCTGATTTTTATCTGATACACTTTCCATATTCTCAGCCAAATCATCCAAATAATATTTTTCAACCTGACCAAATGTATGCTCTACATCCTCCACACTATCAATCTGACTAATTCCAATTAGTAGTGTATGCACATCATATATATGTAGCATTTTGGGTGTTGATTTAGTTAAATCTTCTTTTCCTATATGAACTCTTCCTGCATCTTCAGGTTTAACCACATAATATAAAAATAATACATTGGTAAATTTCTTAGATTTATCTTTTATATATTTTTTCAACATATTACGAATATTTGTATCCGTATTATCATCAATAAGTGTAAGAATTATAAATTTATCTTTTCCACCTTTGAGAAAATCAACAAGGTCGCTATATTTTTGTATCTGATATAAATTTTGAGACATTTTTTCTGTATACGAATACAATTCAAATAAATTATTATAGTTTTTTCGCATATCATTTTTATATTATTTATCATAGACTATGTGTCTGAAAATCTTAATATAATATCCAAATAATAATAATGAACAGACAAATAGAAAAATCATTAGATGACGAATTGGTTGGTATGCCTTCCAGAGCAGGTTATAATATTAAAAAAACATTATATGATGATAATGCATATTTAGATTTTGATTTATATAATAAAAAAACATACAATCCTAATATAGATTCTTTTGACAAACATTCAGATAGCGGTGCTTTTGCCAATATAGATTCAAGTATGGAAAAAATTACCACACAACACAATCCATCAGATGTATGTGGGAAAGGAATCGAACAATCTAATTTATTACTATTTTATGAGTTAAAAAATAATCTTAATACACATTATTTGATAAATTCATTGGGTTTATACACTTTTTTTGGCTTATTGTATGCATCATCACGTTCCACAACTGAAATTGAATTAAAAAAATATTTTAGTTTTCCTCAAAAAGAACTATGTGTAAAAGGTATAACTGATATTTATAAAGTGCTTGATGAAATACGAAGTATCCGACATAATAATATTATTATAATGTCAGACCAAATACCATACAGTGAAAAATTTATAAAAATTATGAAACCATTATGTTATTTTATGAGAATAAATATTGACCAAACAATCAGCGAAGCAGAAAAACTAAATACCATTATTAGTGGATTATGTGATGGAATTCAAATGAGAAATCCAATCGTTCCAGAAAATTTAGAAAAATTACAAATGATGTTTCTGAATACTACTACAATTAATCCTGTGTGGACAAGACGATTTGATAAAATCTCCAAAGGTATGTTTGATAATCAAAAATCAGAAATTCCAACAAAATATCTTCATTCAATAAGTAAAAACTATGGATATTTTGAAGATGGAAGTTATCAGGTTTTAGAAATAGGATGCGACAAAAATAAAATGATGATGGGAATTATACTTCCAAAGACTGAAGCAATGCCTCCAATTGATACTATAAAATTACATTTCTACATATCTAATATGAAGGAATGTGTACTGGATGAAGTTATGATACCCTGTTTTGTAAAAGATTGTAAGATTAGATTTAATAATTTATTAAAAAAGACTGGTTTGCAAACAGTTTTTATGAATATTATATCGCCACTATTCCTACCAGAAGGTTGTCAGATACATGATATAGTTCAGAATATAAAAATAATTATTGATACCAATTCATCAAAAAAAGAAAATACTGATATTCATGGATACAGAACTATGAGAAAATTTATAGCAAATCATCCATTTATATATTATTTTAGATTAGTTGAAACCAATACAGTTATTTTTGTAGGGTATTATGAATAGATTTTTTCTGGAATAGATTTTTCTAAATTATATTTTTTTATCACTATACATTTATCTGTATTATAAGGGTAGGCGAGATGTGGATTATAATAAATCACCGGTACCGTTTTATCTGCAATATATTGTTTATTATAAAAATTAATCGCAATATATTTATTTCCTAAATTATCTTCGCACTCCATATAATATTATGATAAAATTATATTTGGCTAAAACTCACACAATATACTTTACTATCAACCACTACAACTCCATATACTTTTTTTAATTCAGTTTGTGTCTGATAATTTGGATTTGCCAAAAAATGAAAATTTTTATCTGATGGAATATTTGATGCATATAATTTGAAAGCCTTTTGGTCAGAAGGATTATGTCTAAGAATAATTTTACAATATCTACCTTTCAGAATATCATCTACAACTTCATCATCTATACGATAAACCGATATATTGGTAAGTATAGAAATTTTTTTCATATTTTCTTTGAGCAGTGGAATAATATTATCAAACTTTTCTGAAGTAATTTTTGGAACCATATTAGGTGTATCTAACTCTATCAAAATATGTATGATTTCTAAATAAATATTAATCAATAATTCAAAAAAAAATGATATCGGATCATCTTCATCATCATTTTCATCAGTAAGTGTTTGTAATTTTGTATTAAAATCCTTTGGTATATCATCCATAAGAATCTTCATAGCAATTGTCTGATTATCATATAAATCTTCTTGTTGTCTGCTATTTTGCTCCTGTATAAATTTATTCATTAGTGTTTGATATAGTATATTAGTTTAAGTGATTTGATATCTAATTAAGATAGAATATTTTTTAACTTTTTTCTTATTATTCGTATCTTTTTATAAATAGGTCTATAATCAGCCAAATTTTCTAATATTTTTCTTACTTTTTTGGATGGTATAGATGCATTAATTTTACTTTTATATTTATCAATATTAATATAATTATTTTCTATCAAATAATAACATAAACCTCTAGTAACCTGTAATTTAATATAATTTGAAGGTTTGGGAATTTTTTTAGCTTTTTCTTTCATCTTATTCTCAATCTCTTCTAAATATTTTGCCGCATCCATATCCCCCTCAATCATTTGATATAATTTTTTATGATTAATATTATGATAAATATAATCAACAAACAATTTATTGTATATGGAAGCAAGCCCTTCTAAATCTTTATTTGACTCAATATTATTAATAATTTCTTTTTCTGACATAATATTTGATGAATCAAATAACAATGATTGTGATTTACCAAAATCAGTAATAAAAAATATTGTTTGTGTTTGAAATATAACTACAGTTTTTTTTCCCTCATATATAATCAAATACTTTATTCTAATAGGTTTGTCTAAAACTTTATACAATATATTTCGGTGCAATAAATCTTTATGATAAGTAAATAATTTTTTTTGAATAATCATAACTCCATATACTATTTGTAGCATCATATGATACCACTCTGTATCGATATCGGATGATTTTAATTCTTTCATCCATTTATCAATATTTCCATCTGCTCTATTGGATAATAATACAAGATGATTATTTACAATAAAATAATCATACATAATAAGAGTCTGAATCATCACACCCTCCTTATATAATTTTTTTAACTCTGTCAGAAAATTTATCTCATTATTAGTTGAATTTACAAAAAATTTTACTGCAACTAATTTATCATACGCATATACGGTTCCCTCATCTCCTTTTCCCAAAAATGTAAGTATAATTGGTTTTGAATCAGATGTTATCAAATCATATCTATCAACTCCCTCAATAAGTTTATCAATATGATTTGATGGTATTTGTTTTATATGATTTGTTATCATCTGAATTATATGAGTTGGTATATCAAATAAATTTAGTTTGTTGACTTTTGTAATCGCACTAAAACTCATTATATATGAAGATAGTAATTTAATTTTCTAATTTAATTTTAAATTTCTAATATATAAAATGTCAAAATATGCCATATTCTCATTATGTATGTTAAACAAACACTATGTTGTGGGTGCTTGTATTAGCGGTTATACACATAAATGTTTTATAAGCCGGTTAAATAAAAAAATTGATATGGTGGTTATGTGCGATAAAGCTATTTATGATGAATTTAAAGATGTATTAGAATTATACTATGATAGAGTTGAACTAATTGACCTAGATTTTTTTAATATTAGCACAAAATATAATTATGCGAAGGAAAAATATGCTTCATGGGTATCATACTCAACTAATAAATGGCAATGTTTAAAATATTCAGAGTATGATAAAATATTATTTGTTGATGTTGATATGTTGGTAGCAAATATTGATTTCTACAATATATTTGATTTTAACACACCCGCTATCCTGAGATGTCAAATGAATCCAATGGTTGAATCAAAATGTAATGAAAAATTTGTTCCAAATGTTGGAAAAAGTTATTTGGAGTATGTGACGCATCATATTATTCGTTGGGGTGGATTAGATGGTGGAATAGTCTTACTCTCACCCTCTAAAAAACTTTATAATTTGTATAAAAATTTTACACAAGAAATATTTGGCACTGATGGTATATATTCATCTAGAAATAATTTTCCTGATGAGGCAAGTTTATTTTATTTTCTCAGACAACAAAAATATGATTTGTATACAATATGTAGAAAATATTCTGTTATTCCATGGGATTATCCAAAAGAAGTTTCAGATAGTGCATTGTTGTATAATTTTAACTCATTTTATAAACCATGGATAAAAGGTATCAAAATCCAATGGGATGATGAAAAAATATGGCACTACTTATATGATGCGATGCCTCCAAATAAAAAACTTAAAAAATTATACGATCAATCAATTATCAACCACTATACAGATACTTTTCTTAAACTTGATGAAAAAACAAGAAATAAAAGATATAATATTAACAATATTGTATTAGATAAATCAACTATCAATACATATGATGGAGAAAAAAAGTTTGGAATACTTAATATGAGTCAGTTAAAAAAATGTCTTCAACCTATTGTGGGTGGTTCTGAATCAGAAATTGTGGATGGTTCTGAATCAGATACATTTCCATACAGAAATAAATTTTACACAGATGATGATAGAATCAGAATATTTAAAAATTTGATTCAGACAGACCTTCAACTCAGAGTAGAAAAACAAAAACCACATCTTAATATACAGGTTCCTCAACCGATATTTTTGTATGGTGGTAGATACAAATATTTGATATATCAAAGCAGTGATTATGATAAAGTTCAAATTCTTAGTGATTTATTTAATGATAATTGCCGTGCAGCTTGCGGATTTGGTTCCAACCCTACACCCATACAATATTATAAAGATAATAAAAAAAATTTAGAAAATAAGATAAAAAAAGCAGGTAAGCCTTTAACTGACTATAATATGAGAGAAGAGATTTATAATAGTCTTCCTATGGAATGTTCAATTCATAATCCATGTATCATTAAATACTTTATCAAAAAATATAAATCAAAAAAAGTATTGGATTTGAGTGCTGGATGGGGTGATAGATTGCTTGGAGCGATGGCGGCGGGAGTTAATATATATATGGGTATTGACCCTAATCCATGTTTGCATCCAAATTATCAAAATATGATAAAATTATTATCTAAATTTTCTCCTAATCCATCAGCCAAATATCTTATGATTGAGGATGGGTCAGAAAAAACTACTATTATGGATAATGATTTTGATTTAGTTTATACATCTCCTCCATATTTTGATTATGAAAAATATACAAGCGATAGTAGACAAAGTTATTTAAAATATAATACACAAGATAAATGGTTGGAAGATTTTTTGAAGATATCTATTCTAAAAGCAGTTAATGCTTTACGATTAGGAGGTAGAATGGTATTATATTTCTCACAAGAAAAAGGGAAAACATATATGGAAAAATTCTTACAATGGATAACAAGTGTTCCCAACATATATCATATCGGTACCATCCACTATTCTGACCAAAAACTTCGTTCACCGGATCCGATATTTATTTATAAAAAATCAGATAAAATTCCCAAATTCCTCTATAATCCAAAACTACAGATAGATAAAATATCACATAATAATCTGATTCTAAATGTTTTTAGAGATGACTATGTGGTGGGTGGAACAAAAACTAGAGCATGTGTTACATTACTTCAAAAAGTTATCAAAGAAAAAGATATCAAACAGTTAATTTATTCTGGTGCATCAAATGGATACGCCCAAGTCGCCATCGCATATGTGTTGTATTTGTTGAAAAGAAGTGATATAAAATTAATTTTTGTATTTCAGGAACTGGATGATATTGAAACAAAAAAGTTAAGAGAATTGTCTAAATATTATCACCCAAATACACAATATACTTTGATTAAAGGAACTATGAAAGATTTATATCCTATTGTGGATGCCTACACTGCACCTACCGATTATCTGATACCATTTGGATTTGCTTTCAAAGAATATAAAAAAATATTATACAAAAAATTATCAAAATATTTAAAACCAATAAAAGATAAAATTAAAAGATTGTGGTTGGTTGTGGGGTCTGGAACCATTTTATATGTATTACAAAAAATATTACCAAATACCCAATTTTTAGGTGTTCAAGTTGGTAGAACAATAAAAAGCGAAGAGGTGTATGATTCTGATAGATTAAAATTATATGTTAGTTCTTACAAATTATATGAAAAGTATAATGGAAAAATTCCATACAATTCACTCGCCACATATGATGGAAAAGTTATGGAATTTATTGAGAAGTATGCGGTGAGCGGTGATTATGTATGGAATATAGCTGGTATACATCAATATATGTTGTAAAATATGTGTAATAAAAATATAATGATTTATTTTTTTAATAAATGCGTATCATAATATTTATTATATTAGATTATAATATAATAAATGAGTGATTATTATAGTGCTTCACAGAATGATTCAATCGAATTAGAACCCAGATTATTAGAATATTTGAATAAGAAAAAAAATTATAAGAGAAATGGTGTTATGGTTGAAAATTTAGAAAAATCATATCAGATATCTGAACAAGACAAATTTCAAATAAAATCATATTTGAATAGAGACAAAAAGGGTTATAATTTAAGACATCAAGATTTTGTTGACCCAACAAAGTCTATGTTTGAATCAGATATACCAAAAACTGATATACGTTTAGAAAGAATAAAACATAAACAACAAAAAGATAATGAGGCTAATCAACAAAGAAACAATTATTCATTAATTTCAAGAAATTATGATATGTATAGAAAAACAGGTGATTTTGCCAGTATGCGGGGTGATGATTTTAAAGATGTTGGTGAATGGATGAATACAAAAGATTTGTCTGATTACGATGATAACCCATACAAAGCTCCTCTACCTCAACCATTAGGTTCTACATTTAATGAATCAAATTCATATAAAAATAATATGTTTCCACATCGTGCACCAAAAATCAAACTAAATCATTATATGCCATGGAAAGATAATAAAGAAGTTTCAGATGAGGCGTATGGTTTGAATCAGATTATGGGAGATTTGAATCAATATAATAGTAGATTAGATCGCACATATCAAAGAGAGGAAACTAGATTAAATAGAAAAAAAAATAATTCTTATCAAGATTTATGTTTTGAAGATAATTTTAATCAAAAAAATGATTCAAATGATATTGAGATGGATTCATTTCTTAGATTTGGTTCAACTCCATCTCGTGGAGCTAAATCATTAGGTTATCCAAATTCATTCGAACATAGTTTTTCATATATTTCAAATGATATGCAAAAACCAGAACATGTTGTTAACGATAGAGGATTTGCAAGTCGTTCTCTCAATAAAGAAATAGCCAAAAAAGTTCTACCAAGAGAAATATTAAATTAATTTATTTTTTACCACAGAATTTTCCACATTTTCCACCACACATACCACCACACATATTGTAGGGAGGTGTTCTGTTTTCAACAGGCACGCCACCCGAGCCCCAATCTTCCGGAAGATTTGGCATATAATTATCTTTTGCCTCAAGTCTTGTATGAGATGCAAAATCATAAAATATTGGTTTTTGTGCATCAAGTGGTAGATTATAAAATCTATTGATATTCATACTTCTGTAGGTTCTGGCAGGGTATGATAGTCTGCTACGTTCTGGATTTAGAAAATTATCACATTCTGCACTATCAGTTGCTTTCCATTGAGTAGGATTGACAGGATTTATATGTCCATTAAAGCAACTTGATTTTTTGACATTTCTATTAGATAATACTGATTCAACATCAGTAAGTTCTAATGCGGGAGCTACACCGACTTTTTTGGCTGTGCTCACACCATACCCCATATGGCTAGAACGGGGACCAAGTGTTGATAAACATCTATTGCAATTGTTAATATAATCAACATTTACTTTATAATTCAAAGGGTCAATACTTTGTTTTAGTTTTGTTTGGTAATAGCAGTCATCATAAGGTAATCTACTTGAATATCCGATGTTCATTAAACTATATTATAGATTATGAAAATAAATAAAATAATTATATTTATTATTCCAAATACTTAAAATGTTTATCTGGAATTGAATATAATTTTGTCCACTCAATCGCTTTCTTTTTAAAATTTTCTGTCTTATATTCTATATCATATTTTAATATATTTCCTGCTTCTGAATTGAGCGGGTCTTTCTCATTTGGATTAGATAGCAATATAGATAGTGAGAGAATAATTTTATGTAAATTTAACATTGGACTCCAAGACTGATTAAGTATATCCAAACATATACTACGATCCTTGATATTTGGATGATAAATTGGAGTAAGAAATTCAATAGTAGGAGGTCTAAATGGATAACTATCATTTAAAGTTATTTTTAATCGAAATAATCCTCCCTGATATGGAGTTCCGCTTGGTCCTCTGAGAAGAACAGTAAATTCAGATATAAGTTTGTTATAATTTGGAGATACTGGAGTGATATCTGTAATATCTGACTCAAAATCAGCCTCACATACAACTTCATTTTTTGGAATATCTTTTTTTAATTCAGATATCAAATCACTAAAATCTTTCTTCAAACGAGGAGAAATACGGTTAAGATTGGGGGTAGAATTCATTTATATATATTTATCATAGTATACAGATAAATATATAATTAGTATATTTTTCAATTTTTATAAAATAAATTTATTAAACTCGATAATCTAGCTCACTACTTCGTTTTCTCTGATAATCGACATTTTTCTTATATGCATCACATAGAGGAGCCGAATACAAAGAATAACCGGGTCCAGTCATTTTTTGAATATTGTTCTTAACAATTGGACATACTTCTTGAGGAAACACAATTGGAACAGATTTATCAAATGTGCTAGTGCAAGTTCCAGATTTTTTGCAATTTGGGTTATATTTTTGTCGATTGCATCTAGTATTTTTTCTTGTAATATTTTTTAGCTCTGATTCAGTATCAACAATCTCGTTATCAAATGGTCTCCAAAAATTATTTTTGTCATATACACATTTTTCACAATTCTCAAATTTACCACTATACATTCTCCATACTAGTGGTTCAGTGCTCTCATATAATTTTTGATTATATGCACAATTATCATATTCAACTCTTGTAAAGCCTCCCGGACTACCTGAATTATAACCTCCAGACATTTTATTCTAATATTATATAAATATATAATTTATTTTTGTGTGCTAAAATAATTTTTATATACTTTAAAAAAATTTTAATTGTATATAACATATTATAGAATGAATCCGAGTATTTTATTAAAATATTTAATAATATCTATACTAATTATTTTTGCGTTCGTAATATTGTTATATACAATAGTCAGATTATCAGCATCAGTTAAATCAATTGATGTTGAGAAATCAATCAAATCATTATATTATAATGGATTATCAATTGATTCACAAAAAAATATTAGTGGTTTAGAAACAAATATGAATTATCCACAAACAAGTTTATCTGAATCAAATGTATCTCAACCACAAACAAGTTTATCTGAATCAAATGTATCTCAACTTCAAACAAGTGCTACCAAACAAATATATAATAAATATGATGAAATTATATTACCATCAAGTATCGGTGGAGCATCTGGATATGTGGGAAGAGATTATGTTTGTTTTAGAAATAAGATTGGTGATCAACCATACGTAAGTAAGCGAACAGGATGTATGGCGTGTCAGATTGATACAACAGGAGGAGGAACAAAAACTTATGCAGGAACAAATACTAATATAATATCAACTTGTTCGTATGCTGATAAATCAGACCCTTCAGATTTAAGTTTGTGGACAAAAGATGTATGTATGGTTCAATGTGGAAAGATTCCTGATATAAAATAAATATTTATTGTGAATAATTATAATAATTATTTTATCATACAATCATATATAAGATGGAACTTATAGGAGGATTGTCATTTCTAGGTAATTTTTTAAATAATAGAGATAATAAAAAAGAACTTGATACAAATCAATCAAACATAAAAGTGCAACCAAAGATTCCACGTAATGAACAAAATATATATGACTCTCAATATAGCGATGGAGCATCTGATTATAGAAAAAATAAAGCCACCAAAAGATTCAGAGATTCAAAGAGTCCTAAACCATCAGTAATTCCCAAATTTTATAATAATGTGGTTGATGTTAATAAAAATAAGAAAAATAATGATTCGGAATTTTCAGATGAATATGATGACCAAAGTTTTTCAAATGAAGATGTTTGTTCAGATAGTGGAATTATTGATAAATGTGATAGACTGGTAGATAATAGAAAACATGAAAGAAAAATTGTAGAAAAATTTAAAGATTCTGATAATTATTTGAATCAATTTAATGAGCTAAAATTTGATAATAAAGGTAATCCAGTTTCAGTAAATGCTGTATCAGATGGAAATGCAATTAGACGTATGGAGACAGAAAGAGAATTATCTCTATCTGGTGGTTATTCTAATTTTGCAGAATATTCTGATAATACTTACGGATTAACTTCCAAAGAACATTTTACTCATAATAATATGAAACCATTTTTTAAATCAAAAGGTATGGCGAATCAGAATGGGCAAAGTAGAGACCGTGTATATGATAGAAATTTAGAATTATTTACAGGTAGTAGTAAACAACAAGATTGGAGACAAAAAAAAGAACAAACACCTCTTTTTAGTCCACTTGTTGGTGTGACAAATATTTTTGGAACTCCTGATATGACAGACTTTTATGAAAGTAGATATATTCCAGGAAAAGAAAGACGAAATGAAAAGTTGATGCAACCAGTAAAAGTAACTCCTGGATTAGGACTATCTGCTAATGGTATCGGACAATATAGTAAAGGAAGTGGTGACCCATATCGTATTATGTTTAGAGATACAGATGAAATCCGAACTGCAAATAAACCAAAACTTAGTTATGAAGCTGTTCATATTTCGGGTCAATTGGGAGCTCGTGGTCCTGTTGAAGCAAATCCTATAAAATATAGAGCACCTAGGTTCAAAGAAAATGATGATGCTGATAGAATGGCTAATGGAGCAGATGTGGGAGCACCTGGTATATATGGTGAGATTAATCCAGATGTTTTGGGAACAAATAATAGAGGTTTGCTTGATAGAGTGCAATATGGTACGGCTGGTTCAACTGTTGACCTTGCTGCACCTAATTCATTACGTGCAAAATATAGAGTTGCATTTAAGGAAAATTTCTTGCAAGCCGAGCCACGAAATATTCAATTAATTGAAGGATTAGATGCAAGACCTAATGAAAAAAGTTATCAACCTAGTATTACAAATAGAGAAGACCAAACAAATTATATTGGTCCAGTTGGTATCAATCAGGTAGGAAATACTAAAGTTGTTGACTATAATGATATCACACGTTCAACTATTCGTCAATCACAAAACCAATATGATAGGGAGGGTAGAGCGATTGTAGGAAATATGGGACAATCAAGAGCAACAGATTATTCAGATACCACAAAAGCAACAATTCGTCAATCACAAAATCAATATGATAGAGAAGGTAAAGCAATTGTAGCAAATATGGGACAATCAAGAGCAACCGATTATTCAGATACCGCAAAAGCAACTATTCGTCAATCACAAAATCAATATGATAGAGAAGGTAAAGCAATTGTAGGAAATATGATGGAATCAAGAGCAACCGATTATTCAGATACAACTAAAGCAACAATTCGTCAGTCCCAGAATCAGTATGATAGAGAGGGTAAAGCGATTATACCAAATATGGGACAAACAAGAGCTACTGATTATTCAGATGTGGTGAGAGCAACCATTCGTCAATCACAAAATCAGTATGATAGAGAGGGTAAAGCAATTGTAGCAAATATGGGACAAATCAAAGCAGTTGATTATTCAGATACCACAAAAGCAACAATTCGTCAATCACAAAATCAGTATGATAGAGAAGGTAAGGCGATTGCACTAAATATGGGACAAATCAAAGCAGTTGATTATTCAGATACCACAAAAGCAACAATTCGTCAATCACAAAATCAGTATGATAGAGAAGGTAAGGCGATTGCACCAAATATGGGACAAATCAAAGCAGTTGATTATTCAGATACCACAAAAGCAACAATTCGTCAATCCCAAAACCAATATGATAGAGAGGGTAAAGCGATTGCATCAAATATGGGACAAACAAGAGCAACTGATTATAATGATGTGGTAAGAGCAACAATTCGTCAATCCCAAAACCAATATGATAGAGAGGGTAAAGCGATTGTGGGGAATATGATGGAAGCAAGAGCAACAGATTATTCAGATACCACAAAAGCAACAATTCGTCAATCCCAAAACCAATATGATAGAGAGGGTAAAGCGATTGTGGGGAATATGATGGAAGCAAGAGCAACCGATTATTCAGATACAACAAAAGCAACAATTCGTCAATCACAAAATCAGTATGATAGAGAGGGTAAAGCAATTGTTGCAAATATGGGACAAACAAGAGCAGTTGATTATTCAGATACAACTAAAGCAACTATCCGTCAATCACAAAATCAGTATGATAGAGAAGGTAAGGCAATTATAGGAAATATGATGGAAGGAAAAGCTACTGATTACAATGATGTTACAAAAGCAACCATCAGACAGTCTCAAAATAAATATGATAGAGAGGGTAAGGCAATTACAGGAAATATCATACAAGGTAAAACTATTAACTATAATGATGTTACAAAACTAACAATAAGAGAACAACAACAATATTCAGATGTTGGACAGATGCATGGTGTGGATCAGGGAGAAAATTATGTAATTAATTATGAGTTATCAGTACCCAATCAAACACAAAGAGAAATAACTGGACAAACAAATAGAATTGGTCCGAGTGGTTATAATATCGAACAAACAAAAAGTCGATTAGCATCAGATAATCAATTGTTATCAACCAATAGAGCAAATGTGGGAAGAACATTTGTTCCGGCTAATTATCAGAAAGGACCATCTACAGACCTTACTGCATATAGATTAAGTGTTGAAAAATTAGAACCAAATAGAGAAATTTATCCAAACGGTATGATTTCAACTGTTGATAAAATACCATTTGAAATGTCAAATAATCATGTTCCACGAATATATAAAAATGATAGAATTTCAGATTATCCAGAATTAAGTTTGCAAGGTAATCCATATATTAATAATATTATTCATCAATCTATCATAACATACAATTAGATATATTTATCAATATCTATATTTTTCAAACAATCATTTTTTATTATTTGTTTGTGATATTTTAACAGATATTTATTTATAAAATTGTAACCATCAAGAATTTGGCTACAATTTTTTGCACCTGTTATAATCACTGACCCTTTTTCAAAAACAAAGATGGATATTATTTTACCCAAATGATCAAATTTAATATCAACACTTGCATGTTTGATGGGTTCATAATAAGATTCATAATTATCTTTTAGCAATACATTATATAATTTTATTCTATCAATCTTTAGCGGAAATTTAAAGTTACTGTTTATCATAGCTATTTTAAATTTAGTTATATTTTCTAATTTGAGAATTTTAGTATTTTCTACAAAAGGTTTCTCTACTATTTGCATAGTTTCAAAATCTACAACTCCTTTTATTGTTTGAAATTCTGTAAAAATTTTATCAAGAGCATCAATCGCACTATCTGTTGTTGTACAACCAGTCATTTGAATTGCACCATTTGAAAATATTTTTACATTAACTGGTTTGGTTTTATTGCAAACTATCACATACATTGAAACCTGATTGTAAAAAATTTTCTTTTTCTTTTTTTTCTTTTTATCTTTTTTGGTAAATATTATTGTTCGATTTGTTGTTGGGTCAGTATTTACTCCATGAGTAACACTTTGAATTCCATCAATTTTTAAATCAATATAGGTAGCAATATTTCTACATAAGAATTTTGTATCTACTTCACAAATTATTGTCATTGTTGATATGGATACATTTTCAGGCAACTTACTAAATTCTAAATCATCTCTTGCTTGTTGTTTTAATTTATTAATAATACAATCACTCGTTTTCTGAGAATATATTACAGAGTAGTTTGGTATTTCTGATATCATATGTAGTATTAGTAGATTGATATAAATATGATATAAATATGATAAATTAAATTAATTATTTCAATTTTTTTATTAGTTGTATTAATATGGATGTAAGTGATGAAATAAAAAATTCATTAAATTTATTGGAAGAAATATTTGAATTAAATATATTAGACTTTACAAGAGTTAGCAAACATATTGATTCAAAAAATAGTAGCAGTAGTTCTGATAGTAGCTCTCATAAAAATACTGGCTCTGCAAATACCAACTCTGCAAATACCAACTCTGCAAATACTGGCTCTGCAAATACCAACTCTGCAAATACCAACTCTGCAAATACTGACTCACATACAAATACCAACTCTGCAAATACTGGCACACATACTAGCTCTACAAATACTGAAAAAATATCTAGTACAGATGATGATGTTTCGGTATGTAATATCTCAATATCTCATAAAAACATACCTGAAACATTTTTTGAATCAAATCAATTTAATTTTATTCAACCAGAAGTTCAGAATTTGTATGATACATACGATACATATGATAACTTAGCATCTGATGATACCAAACCAGAAGAAACTAATATTAAATCAGATTTTCATACAATTATAAACATATAAGAATAAAATATAGGATTATTATAATGAATCCTCTCATACCTATTGATAAAAAAAGAGTATTATCATTTGATATTGGTATAAAAAATTTAGCATATTGTGTGTTAGAAAAAAATATTTCATCAGATATAGAAGCTGAAAAATTTAAAATATTAGATTGGGGAATTATAAATCTAAGCAATGATTTAGAAAAATGTGATTTTATTATTAGAAATGGGTCAAAATGTGATAGTGTTGCACGAACAAAAATATATCATTTAGGTAAAGTAGAATTATTTGGAAATAAATTATCACAAAATAGTTGTCAGACACATTATGTAAAAATGATACCAACAGTTAGTAATATTTTATCTGGTGATAAAAAATGTTATTTATGTTCTAATTCTGCTTCAGTAGTTTTATCCCGAACATCATATGGTTGGTGTGATGAACATTATAATTTAAAAGGTATAGCATTTGTAAAAAAAATTAAAACAAAAAAAATATTTGTTAGAAATGCTAATAAGGAGGCTATATCTGAATTATTAATAAAAATGTATAATAATTTTAACACACATACTAATTTTTTGTTAGTGGATGAAGTGTTGATTGAAAATCAACCGAGTTTAAAAAATCCAACAATGAAAACAATATCTGGTATTGTATATTCATATTTTATGATGAAAGGTATTATTGAGAAGAGTGTGAGTGGTAGTAGTATACAAAATGTATTATTTATCTCACCATCAAATAAATTAAAAGTAAATGAGACTCTGACAGATGAAATTATTGGTAAATCTAGCACGTCTGAAAAAACGGAACAAAATACTCCAATAGATAATCAGATTAAAATACAAGACAAACATACCTATAAGTTAACCAAAACACTTGGTATCAAATATTGTCAGTCAATCATATCATCAGCAGAAAATGATATATTGATTAAATATAAAAAAAAAGATGATATGTGTGATGCCTTCTTACAAGCATTTCAATATATGTTTAGACCTGTTCCAAACCACTATGTTAAATTATTAGCATCAGTTGGATTTGAAACAGATAAAAAAAATTAATTTTTTATAGGCTTTTGTTTTATTTGATTAATTTTCAAAGGAATAATAATATTCCCTTGATTTTTTTTTTCTTCTTCTATAATTGGAAGTAATGGTATGATGGGAGGCAGTTTCATTCTATATTCTTTTTTAAGTAAGTGAGCCATATTTCTAAATTCTTCTAATTTAAGCGGTCCTCCAAATTTTTCTAATAATTCTCTTTCTGGAGCCATCGGAATATCTCCAAAAATAGACCCATATAATTTAGTTATCAATACATCTCTGATGGTTATTCGATAATCATTCATACAACTATTATATTTTCTCACACAACTAGGAGAACAAAAACATCCAAACACATAATATTTACCACCAACAAATTTATCAGGTAAAAAACATGGAAGATTATCAAATTTTTCTGTGCACCAAAAACAAGCATAATTTGTTTTATCAACCACAATAGTATTACTATCAATAAAATTAATTAAATTTAAATCTAACATTTTTGACCGAATATCATTATTTGTTTGTATAGAATTTGTATCAGATAATTCTTTATTGCTAGATATCTCACTTTTTAATTTTCTAATCAATAAATCTTTTTTTTTTAATTCACTCAATAATTTTTTAACATTTATATCAGAATTTTCTGTAATCATATCATTTGAATCTTTATCAGATAATGATAACATAGTATATTTTTTATTACTATTATCTTTACCACTCAAACTACTGTTATCATCATATAATGGTAATCGTAAAATAATTTCTTCATCATCAACAGGTTTTTCTATTTCAGATTTATCTTGCATAACTCTGACTCTTACTTCATTACGAATATCATCTTTACGAGGTCGCCCTCTTTTTTTAGGAATATCATCATTATTTGATTGTATGTCAGTCTTTTTACCAAACATTTAAATTATATAGTATTTTATTCTTTAAATTATAATAATATTTTGATACAAAAAAATATTCAATTTTTTTTATACTTATAATATATGAAGAATTTATCAAAATCAGAAATATTTTTAAAACATTATATAAATTTATGTAAAAAAAAAAATTTTGATTTGATTGATAGTATAGCTAATGATTCTATCTCTCGCACCGATCCATTTTTAGGATCGCATAAATATATGATTCCATATGAACAGATTGTAGCTATAAATAATATAATTATGTCTGGTGGAAGATTTGATTTATATGATATTTATGATGGATATCATACAATGAAAAGTGGTGGTGCAAAAGGAAAATCGTCTAGAAGTAAAGGTAACAAATCTGAAAAATCTTCAAGAAGTAAAGGTAACAAATCTGAAAAATCTTCAAGAAGTAAAGG